CGTCTCTATTATGAACCAGTGCATTATTTGCACAAGTTGCAAACGAAAGTTTCAATCAATGCTGTCTGCTCCTGTAGAGGTGGGGGTTATAGCCGGGCCGCAATCTGCTCGGCAGTCTCGCGGTAGTACGTCCCGACCAGAATACGCACGTCTTTGTGCCCGCTGATCTTGGCTAGCGTCATCACGTCAACTTTGCGGGCTAGGCGTGTCAGGGCCTCCGCGCGGCTGTCGTGAAAGTGCAGATCCTCGATCATCAGCCGGTCGCGCGCCTTCCGGAAGAGGCTATCCAACACGGCGCTGGAGATTGTAAAGCACGCCTCCCGGTCGGCTACTGGCCGCAAGAGCCGGACGGCATGGTGCGTCAGAGGCACGTCGCGCGGCTTGCCGGTGATGTGCTGGGTCTTGTGCTGGACGGACGCCACCCGGCGTCGCAGGTCCAGATTCGGACTGCCCAGTCCAAGTATCTCGCCCGCACGCATGCCGGATCGGATGCCTACCAAGAAGGCCAGCGCGACTTCCTGCGACTTCGTTTGCGGTGCCTTCCCCGCACGGTAGTCGAGGATGCGGCACAAGGCGCGGACCTCTGCCGGGCTTACGCGGCGCGTGCGCGGCGCCGGGTTCCGGGGGATGCGCAAGCCCTGCAACGGGTTCTGCTCCATCCATCGCCATTCTTCGCGCGCCACGCGGAAGGCATGCCGCAGCCAATTCAGGTTGCGCAGGACCGTCGCGTCGCTGACGGTCTTGAGCCTTGCATCGCGCCACGCGGCGAAGTCCGGCGCGTCCAGATCGGATAGCTTCTTGCCAACCAGATTGGGGAAATCCCGCAGGAACGCCTTGGCTTGGCTGATCTCGTGCGCGCTTCCTCGTTTAGCGGGCATGACCGTCTCGACGTAGTGCTCGATCAACTGGCGCAGCGTGCGCGTTTCGGCGGCTGGCCGCTCTAGCTCCTGTTCCTTGGCTACTGCCCACGCGGTTGCCTCGCGCTGCGTCCTGAACACCTTGGATGCGCGGCGCCCGTTTACGTAGACCTGTGCGCGGTATCCGCGCCCGTACCTCCCGACCGATGCCATGCCCGCTCCCCCTGATGCGTAGTGGCGTGGGGGAATAATGGGGAGACGGCGGCGCGATTGTCTAGTTTGTGGGATATTGCCGGATACTGTCCGTTGCTGCAAAAGACCTGCAAAGCCGCTGTTTATCTGGCAATATCCGGCGCCCAGATATTGCTGGATAATGCCGGTGGTGCCCCCGGCCGGACGCAAAAGCCCAGCGCCTAAAGCGTTCTGTGCCTGTCGTGCGTAATTATTGGGGAGCGCGCAACGCATCCACGGTCTCAATTGCGATCAACCCACAGGCATTGAGCCGCAGTTTCCCGGACATGATGTAGTTCCGCACGGTCTTGGGGTGGACGTGAAGCATCTGCGCTGCCTGCTTCTGTGTGACTTGCGTAGGGCGCGGATGCGACTCGGCGTAGAGCCGCACCGCCTGCACGGCAACACGCAAGGTCTGGTCGTCACTCATCGCCTTTCTCCTTGTCTGTTTTCTCGTCATGGGAGAGGGAACGGATGGCGGCGGCGATGTTCTCGCAAGCAACCTCGGCGCAGGCGTATGCCTCTCGGCCGCTCCATGCTTTTGCCTCAACATCCGCCACCTTCGCCGCCTCCTCCAGGATGGATTGACGGGAGGGAGAGCGGCGGTTCCATGCGGCGATGGCCGCGCTTGTGCGTTCCTTCAACGGACCGTCGCAGTTACAACGTGAGCAGGAGACAAACTGGTATCGAGACACCATCTGCGCGTGAATGGCCGGAACGCCGTTGCAAAACGGGCACGGCAGTAACTCTCTCTCGCTCATGTCATCTTGCTCCTTCATCTCGCCTCCTTGACCATCGGCAACCTGGGCCTGCGTGACCTGCGTCGGCCTTGGATGTGTCTCGGCGTAGAGCTGCACCGCGCGAGCGGCGATGCGTAGGGTCTGGTCGTCGCTCATCTCTCCGTCTCCTTCGCTGCGAGCACGGCGTCTACGTCTCGGCGGCCTTGCGCGCTGAGATACCCTCGCGCCACTTCCAGCGCCTCCCGCCTCACGTCCTCCCCTTTCGTCGCGTTTACGCTATTGGCCCAATCGGCCCACGCCATGAGCGCCGCCGAAAGGGCTCGCGCCTCGCGCACGTCGCTCAAACTGAACTCCAGTTCGTACAGGTGCCGATTTTCCCTAGACCCTTGCCTCATCACCACGACCATTGATCCATCGGCAAATCCGGGATGCGGCCCGACTTCAATCATCGTCTCGTTCTCGGTGTAGGCAAGATCAACACGCGCACCCGCGACTGTTCTATCGGGGTCGCGGAAAAGCGCATCTATGATGCGGCCGATGGATGTCATCGTGGATTCTCCTTATGAAATTTCTCGATAGCCTGCGCGATTCGTTCCCACGAATCTGGGTCTGTGACTGCGAGGCGGTTGTGCGCCGTGCTGTTTTTGTTCCACCAAGCGTCGTATTCCTTGCGGTTCTGCCAAGGGCCTACGGGCCACGCTATCGCTCTATTCGTCGTGTCCATGCGTTGTATCCGGGTGGGGGCTTCCTAAAACCGCCGGGTTTTTTGATGCCGAGATGCTTGGCTTCCCGCCGCACCGCGCGGGCTATGTCGCCAACGTCCTTCGCCGTCTTGCCGCTGCGGTGGCAGCACTCTTTGCCCAGCAGCTTGCCTTCCTCGATCGTAAGCGGCTCGCGCCTGTAGACCAGCAGACCCTCGGGAATCGTGTGGTCGATCTCGTAGGGCTTCCGGCCCAGCACCAGCCCGCATCCTTCGCACGCGATCTGTCCGCTGGCGTTCATCGCCCGGTGGACGATCTCGGCCTTCTGGCGCTTGGAAAACTCACGCCGGGCGGTCATCGGATATGGCCCCAGCGTTCGCCGCGAACAATCTTGCTGATTTGCTGGAAGGATACCCCATACCGCTCAGCAAGTACGCTCTGCTTCTGGCTAGACGAGCGGATCGCGCGCACATCCATTTCTGTTAAAATAGCCATGTTATGTTTTTGGCCGCGCTGGTCCCGGCCGCGCCCCTTGCGATCCCTGTCGGCCATGTTGTCGGCTGGCGTGCCGGCCCACAGATGAGCGGGATTCACGCAGGCTGGAACATCACAGGAATGGCAGATGACCTTGCCTTCGGGAATCTGGTGGGAGTTGGCAATTTCCCAAGCAACACGATGAGCCAGCAACCGCCTTCCCCAGAAAACGCGCCCGTAGCCGCTTCTGTCGATCTCCCCCGTCCATAGCCAGCAGCTATCCGGCTGCTGCCTCCTCTGGGTAAAGAAGGCCATGCGGTATTCGAGTGACTTCCCTCTCAGCACCCAGGCGCTGCGCTTCATGGCTTGTCCTTGTGATCTAGGGAAATGTTGTTCTGGGCGCACCAAGCGGAGACGTAGTCGATGAGGCTGGACAGCTCAGCTTTGCTCATTCGTGTTGTTGATCGTCTAAGCGCGACGAACTCATTTTCGAGCCCCGGCACGATCTCGCCGGGCCTGTTGGTCGCTTTGGAGTGGGCGGACACCATGAGCGTGCGCCAGTCGTCTATTGACCATGTGCGCCCACCCCACTTGTAGCGAGCCTTGACGATGGCCTGTAGGAGCCGATGCAGGGCCGCGTTCTGCTCTACTGAGCGGGTAGAGGGGCGGATCGTCACGACATGGCCCAAGGGCGCGCGCATCACCTCGGATTGCGCCCGCTGGTAGTCGTAGCGTTCCCGCAGTTGAATGATGCGCGCTTCGGTCATGCGGCACGGTCGCGAAGAGAGAGCCGGGCATTGTCGAGCGCGTCCTGCACCCGCTGGTGCTGGTCGGGGTAGTTCTCCTCAAGCCGGATCATGTAAGCGGCGTTCTTCTTGTCCTCCGTCCAGCCGTTCAGATCGTCGCCGGTCTGCGCAAAGTTGAGTGCCTGGATCGCCACATCGGCCCACTTCTTCGCATTGGCGGCGCCGTTCTTTTCCTTTTCGACCTGATATGTCGAGCGCGTCTCGGTCGTCAGGCCGTCCTTGCGGGCCTCGTCCGCGAACTCGTCCGGCGACCGCATGCTGCCAGCGGGCTTCTTGAAGCTCGCGGGATCATGGTCGTATGCCGCCTGCATTTCCTCCGCTGGCGTGGTCCCAAGATCGCGGTCGATGAGGATCACGACGTGAGCGAAGGCCGACCGGCACGCCCGCGATATTGCCCGCGTCTGCGCCATCGCCCGGCGCGCGAACATGGGCCGCTTCTGCCACATCGCCTCGTCGTCGCCCAAAAAACCTTCCGCCGTGGCGATGACGTTACCGTCCGTCATGCGCCTGATCTCGCCAATGGCACGGATGCCGCCTTCGACCATCTCCACGTCGCGGGAGGATGCGACGCACCCATGCGCGACCGCGATTGCCTGCCAGC